TCCCGCTGTCCTTGTCGAACCACCCGCCGAACATCATGCCCTCTTGCGAGAGCAGGTCGGCATTGTCACGCATGAAATCTTCCAATGCCTGGGGCGTCAGCTTCGCAGTGGCGAGGCCCTTCTGGCCCGGCACACCACCGACCATGTACCCGCCGGACTGCACGAATTCACCAGCGCGCGGATCGAATGTGAAGCCGCCGTTCTCTGAGATGGCTTTCTTCAGCCGGCTCGCGATGCCTGTCTTCCGGGCGGCCGGGGCGAGCGAGGGCACCAGGGGCAAGATGCCGGCGGCTGAGAGTGCCGCCATGCCGGGGTTCCCGGCGCGGGCCTCCCGCACCGCGGCGCCGGCCGAGGCCACGTCACCGAAGGGCGAGGGCAGGAATTCGGCGGCCGCCTGGGCGGCCTGGAGGCCCTGGCCCAGCTTCACCTGGGGGTTGTCGTAGGCCTCGCGGAGGGCCTCCCGCCGGCCCGGCTGGCTGTTGTCGGCTGTCAGGACCGGGACGGGCGGGAGCTGGGGCGCCTGGGGGGCGACGCGGGTGGCGTCAGTAGCCTGGGCCTTGAGCCAGCGGGTGAGCCAGGGTGGCTCGGGCTTGCGGGGCGGGTTTACTGGATCGGGCACTTACATCGTCCTCTTGCGGTCCTCCCAGGTTGGTGGTAAGGTCAAGCTATGTGGACACTCATCCTGATGGGTCTCGGTGTCGTTGCGCTCGTGGTAGTGCTGCCGATGCTTCTCTGGTTCGATGTGGTTCAGCCGATCCTTGAGAAGCACTGGCCTCATCTATTCTTCACCGAGTAGCCCGCCACCCACTTGCCCGCCCCAGCTCCCAACGCCGAATGCGCCGCCGGGAATGTGCGGCATGGGCGGCATCCCCCGACGGGGCAGCCGGCTCGTCATCAGGTACTCCTGCGCGGCACGAGCTCGATCCGCCTGGTTCGGCGAGAGGAGGCCGAGAATCTTGTCCAGCTTGCTTCCGAGCAGGCTCCCGCCGACGGAACCGGGTTCCTTTCCGTAGCCGCGAATCTTCGCGTGGGCCGCGCCCGACTTCGTCACCGTGCTGGCTAGATCCTCCTTCGCCTTGATCCGTCCCAACAGAAACTTGTAGTCGCTGTCGAGCTTCGAGATGGCGGGAAGCCGAGACTGCAGGTACTTATCGAGCACAGCTTCATCCGGCCGCAGCTTGTCCTTGACCCAGCCCTTCTTAGTGTTCCGCAACTTGTCGCGAATCTGCGAGCGCAACATCTGGACGTCCTTGGCATGGACCTCGCCGTTCGGAGCAAGTACGGCTCGGCCCCGACCCTTGCTGTACTTCTCCATGACGTCGAGTACCTTGTCCGTCGCTTTCAACATCACGCCGTTCGTGACCTGCTCGTACTGCGCCTGAACGTTGCGAATGCCCTGCATCAGGCCTTCCACACCTTCTTCCGCAGCTACCCGCGCGGCACTGCCGGTGGCCCGGTCAGCACCGACCCCACTCATCAGGCCAGTCATCTCGGGTGAGATGTCAGCCACCGTAGCTGTCCCCGGCGCCAACCGTTCCTGACGCGCCAGGATCTGCTCGGCGTCGGGGGTGTGGGCCAGCAAACCGCGCGCCTCGCGGCGGATGGCGCCACCGGGGTTCGTCATCCCCTCCAGCCACTTCACGCCACCCTTGAGAAGTCCGGCACCCACCGGAATCGCCGCGCCCGCGGCGGCGCCGATCCCGGCGTCAACGGCGCCCTCCTTCAACGTCTCCGGGTTACCGTAGCCGACGCCCGCCGCTGCCCCGCCGGCCGCCGCCTTCAGGGCCTGGGTGCCCACGCCGGTGGCTCGCGCGGCCTTGGCGCCCATGCCGAGGAGTTTCCCCAGGCCCCCGACCGCACCGATAGGCAGCGCGAGTCCTCCAGCGAGCTCGGCGCCGGAGAGGAGAGCCTGGTCGGCTCCGGTGGCGGCCTCATTCGCCGCATCGTAGTTGCGCCGGACCTCGTCGCGGGCCTCGGTGTACCCCTTCCCGCCGGGCACGATGGCCGCGCCAACGCCGGCCAGGTTGTCGAGGAAGCCGAAGCTCGCGCCCATGCCGGCGGCGCGGAGGTAGTCGGCCACGTCAGGAGAGTTGACCTGCTCCAGGGAGAGGCCCACTTCCTCCTGTACGAAGCGGTCGATGTCGGCCTCGGGCACACCATCCGCTTTCATCTTCGCGGCGGTCTCCCGAGCCCAGGCGAGTAGTGCTTTCGGATCAGGCATTACTTTGGCTTCCCCTGTCGGTACTGATCGAGGTTGCTGCCGGCCGCGGTGGTCGAGCCGCCGGAGACGACGCCGAATGCGTTCGGCTGCTGTCCTTCGCTGGCGTCGTAGGCCTCCAGCGGATCGTAGAGGTAGACGTTGAGCCCGAACCGTTCGGAGCGGCTCTGGGCACTCTTCCGCGCATCACGCGCTCGCGCGGCCTTCAGCTCTACCATCTGCTTCATCAATTGTAGCATCTGGTCACGCTGCACCTGGGAGAGCGTGCCGCCTTCCTTCTCGAATTTCTGCTTCAGGATCTCGGCCTGGGACCGGAGCGATGCCGCCTGCCGCGCAAGCGCGACCTCACCCTCACGGACCACTGACGCCGGATCGAGCGCACGAATGAACGAGTAGAGGACTTGCAGGTCGCCCGCGCCACCCATTTGCGCGGCCTGCTTCGCGCCCATGTAAGCATCGATGGTCGTCTTCACGCCATCGATCTGCTTGCCATAGTGATCCTCCAGCCTCTGCTCGTTGAGGAAGCGACTGTTGATCGTCATGGCCTCATCCGTGTCACGCTGGGGCCGCTCGTACACCGGGATGCCCTGTCCGGCCTCGCTCGCCGTGACGTACTTCGTCATCGGCTTGCCATCGGGGCCGGGAATCTCCACCCACTGACCGGGCTCTTTCTCCTTCTGTCCGTTGCCCAGCGTCGAGCGAATCGCCGCGAGCCGCTGCACATACTCCTCGTCGCCGGCCGCCATGAATTTCGGCAGCACCGCCTCGACCCACTTCGCCATGCCGCCGACGTCAGCCGGAAGCGGATGTTCCGCGATGATCTGCTGCCGCGTCGCCGCGAGGGCAGCCTGCTTCTGCTTCGCGGCCTGCTGCTCGGCGAGCTCGGCCTGTCCGGCCTGGAGCTGTTGCTGCGCGGCACGCTGTTCAACGTTCTGGCCGACAGCGCCCTGGTAGGCGCCCTGCATGCCCTGGATGCCCTGGCCGACGGCCTGCATCAGCCGCGGCGCCGTGCCCTGTGGCGCGGGGCCGGAGGCACTGAGCAGGCCTGCGCCCAGCCCGAGCAACCCCTGCATGCGCGCGTTCTTCACGTCCTCCTCAGAGAGGAGGCCGCCGGCAGGCGCCGGCATCAGTGCGCCCTGGATGCGGTCAAGAAGACCCCGCCGCTGTTGCGGCTGCTGCACCGGGCGTCCGAAGAGTGGAGATGCCATTTTAGAAGAGCCCCAGAATTCCGCCGATACCTGCGCCGATGCCGGTGCCCCAGGGGCCGAAGTTGCTGCCGATCCCGGCACCCGTCGCGGCCCCGCCGAGGAACCCGGCGCCCGCGTTGCGCTCCATCGGTTGCGTACGGGTCGTGCCGTACGGCATACCGCCCATGGCGCCACTTAGGATGTCGAGATTGCGGACACCCCAATCGCGCTCCTCCAAGTGCCGGCGATACCGATCATCAAGTCCGGCTTGGTTGATGTTGCGGTAGTAGTCGCCCGCATTGAACAGGTCGCCGGAGACGCCGGCCCGGTCGCGAGCAAACTGCCCCGCCTGATCGATAGCGCCCGCGCCGCGCCCGTAGGCATCCAAGCCGAGGTTCCGAGCACTGAGGCCGAGGTTGTCGTAGGTCGCGCCCAGGTTCCGCGCGTCCATGCCGAGCCGGTTGAAATCCTGTCCGACACGCCGCGCATCCATCCCGAGCCCACGCTCCTGAAGTCCGATCCCGCGCCCGGCCAGGTCCATCTGGCCTGCACCCATCCCGAGGTTCGCGGCCTGTCCGGCGCGTCCCATCGCATCGTTGAAGCCGGACTGCCGGAGGTTGGCGACGGTCGCCATTTGCGCGGCATCAAGCTCACCCTTTCGCGCGCCCTCCATCACCGCATGCCGGTCACCACCGAACGCGCCCGACTGCGTTGCGAGTTGGTTAGCATCCGTGTGAGCTTGGGCGCGCTGCTTGTCGAAGTCCGCATTCACGGCTCCGATGACCTGCTCCTGATAGGGGTTCATCAACGTCTGGGTCGCGGAGGCATCGCCCCCCAGCGCACGCGCGCCGACATCGCCGGCCGCCGAGTAGTTGTTGAAGCGGTTCCCCCACTGATCCATCGCGCCAGCGCGCTGGTCGGCGCCTGCTGCCCACTGCCCCATCCCCGCGCCCTGCTGATCGAACCCGCCCGCCAGGTCGCGTAGGTTACCCGCCTGCCCACCAAACCCGAACCCGAGATTCATCAGCTCCTGGCCGGCTTGGTTGAATCGCTCGCCCTGGTTGAGGCTCATGTCCCCGAGCAGACCCATCCGGCGGTAGGCCTCCTGCATCCCCCCGACCGCCTCACGGCTCAGTGGGTCCGCGTTGGCGACTGTCGGCCCGCCGTACGGCGTGTAGGGTTGGTTAGAGACCTGACGTGCACGGTCGAAGATTTCGTTGCGGTAGCGTTGCGTGTCGGGATCGAGCGTCTCCGTCACGACCTGCGGCTTGGACTGCTTCACGGACTACAGCTCCTTCGACATCACTACCAGATTGGATTTCCACCCCTCGCGTTTGGTGAGGAAGGTGCGTTCCCAGCCCTTGCGGCCGGTCAGGGTCGCGTACTTACAGCCCCGCTCCTTGCGCCCCCACTCGCAGATACCGGGGAGCATAGCTTCCAGCTCGGCGAGATTGCCTCCCGCCAGGAAGAAGTGCAGAGTCCGCAGTTGCGGTTGCTCTATGACTTGTGTGATAATGGCTGAATTGGGGCCGGGCCAGAAGATCGCTTCGCCCCGCTCAATCATCTCACGCACGTCGTCGAAGGTGTGCGTGTGACCCCCGTAAGATAGCGCCGCCTCGATGTGAGGTCTAGCCCCTTCCAGATCAAGCATCTACGGCGGCCTCGGCTGCCTGGAGCCGCACCCGGAGCTGCTGGATCATCCGGTCCACCAGGCGCCGGTACTCGTTCTGGTTCCGCAAGTCGTGCGCGGCCGGGGCCGGCGGGACCGGGATGCGCGCCATTACCGGCGTCCCGAGGGCAGCACTGCGAGCTGCGGGAGCCCCACCCGCCACGAGGTGTCGCTGTTCTCCTCGATGCGGACCCGAATGTGCCGTGCAGAAAACCGGACGTCCGTCGGGTTCGTCATCGTGTAGGGGCCGTACAGCGTCTCCGTCTCCACCGGATGGTACGACCCGTAGAAGGACACCTTGGCGTCGCCCAGCGCGTTCCCGTCCGGCACCAGACCCTGCACGCGCATCGTACGGTTCCGGTCAGGCGTCACGATCCCGCTCTCCAGAAACGGCGTCTCACTCCCGCGGTTCTCGCCGATCTCGTGCTCGTACAGCTTGCGGTCAGTGCCCACCATGACCGGCCGAGTGTAGACGTCGGCGTCCACCCCGCAGGTCCGCGCCCGCTCACCGAAAGTCCAATGCTTCTGGTGGTAGTTGTAGGTCACGTAGCGGTCGATCTCGTCCGACGCCGCGGAGCAGTAGTGCCACGTCACTTCTCCGAATTCCGCGAGCGTCTGGGCCCACACCTGGGCTCCCTGGAGCTCGTTGAAATCCTCGAAGACGTAGTCATGTACCTCGCACGGCAGCTTCCGCACGAAGCCGTCGTACACGTAGAACGAGTTGCGACCCATCCAAAAGACTTGCGTGTCGGTCGCGGCCTTAGCCTGAGGGCCGATGATGCCGCACTTGTCGCCCTCCTGCTGGAAGCCATATACCAGACCACCGGCTATGTAATTCGCGCTCCACAAGTCCACGTCCGTCCAGATCAGGGTCTGGGACTTCGTCCTGAGACCGCACTTAATGCGGCCGCGAGTCTGAAGCGTGAAGCCCCCAGCCTGGTTGGTGTCGAGCGGGGTCCACGTCGTCAGGGTCTCCTGATCGGGCCACTGGACCTTGCGCCCGTCACTGCCCGCGCCGAGCACCATCACGAATCGCTCCGGCGTCACCACGACGCCGATGTTGCCTGTGGGTGCGCCAGAGACGGCGGTTAGTATCCCCGTGCCCGTCCACTGGAGCAGTCGGCCATCAGTGGAAAGCACCCCGAGCAGCACTTCCCCGAACGTGTCGAGCTGCCAGGTCGCGGCCTCGACCAGGGCGAGCGCACCCGAGCCGTCACCGTACGGGCCGTCGCCGTAGGCTCCGGCGCCGTAGACGCCACCGGTCATCACCGACGTCGGCCCGCCGGTCGTGAGGCCCGCCCCAGAGCCCAGGTTGCTCGTGTTGCCACCGATGATCTCACCGTTGAAGACCAGCAGGTTCTCGTTGCTCCCGAGCGCAAGCCGCGGGTCGCCGTTGTTCCGGCGCCAAGCCAGCGCGGAGTTGAACCGCGCCGTCGTGCTCACTGTGAGCTCTCCGAGCGGGCCGCCCGAGCTGCTCTGCGCCTCGCGCCACCCGCCCACCGGCTGTGGGTAGCCCTCGACCCAGCGAATCAGATTACCGTCGTACCAGCGGCCAGCGGCGTCCTGCCGCGTGCCGTTGCGGAAAAGGCCGGGAGGGATCTCGATAGGGATGAGGGTTTCGATCATACGTTGTCAGCCCACTGGATCGTGATCGTGGTGGACTGAATGGCGCCCATGTGCTGCATGAACCGGGCGAAGGCCTTCTGGCTGTGGAGGACGCCATGCTTCCACTCCCGGCTGCCGGTGTCCTCGTCCTTGACCCGCAGCTTGCCCGGCTGGAGGCCGAGCAGGATGCATCCATCTGTGTCTTCCTCGGTGTTGCCGGGATGGATCAGGATGCGGCTACGCCCCGGCACGTCGCACACCTCGTACGTCGGGTAGCCGTGCTTGAAGTACGTCGTCCGCTTGAACGGGTAGGTGCCCGCAGGAATACAGGACACGTTGCGGGCGTTGCCCAAGTCCTGCTCCTCCGCGGTGACGCACACGAATCCGGGCATCCGCAGGACGCCAAACACACCGTCCGCATTACGGACGGTGCGCGTGAGCGTCAGCACTTACTGGCTCGCGGGGGTTCCGTCGAGCTTCTTCAGGGCCTGGGCGACTTCGGCGTTGAGCTGCGCGCCCGCCAGGATCTCCGAAATGGCGGTCGAGATGTTGCCCGTCCCGCCGGCCAGCGTCGCCGCGCCCCAGGAAAGCTGGGCAGCCGTCTCGGTGCTGGGAATGAAGTTGCCGGTCGTGCCGGGCACCTTCGCCTTCACGGTGAGCGCAGTCGCCGTGACGCCCGTCGCCACCACATGCGCGTTGGCAGTCGTCGCGGCAGCGTACTTCGTGCCGGCGCCCGCTTCGAGGTTGATGGCGGCCTTCAGGTTCGCGAGGCTCTCCTCCGCATCGGCGCCGATGTCTACGTTGCCATCGACGTTCGTGAGCGTGGTCTGGAAGGTGTACGTCTTCCCGCCGACCGTGACGGTCTCGGTGTTGCCGGCGTTTGCTGCGGCCGTCAGCACCTGGCTCGCATGAACAACTGCGGTGATCTGCATTTACAAAGTCTCCGGGGTACTGCCTGATCCTTCAGGTGCGGGAGCGTCATCATCAGGCTCGATCCCGTTAGCGCGCAACATGCGGGCGTACTTCTCGGCTTTCTCGGTTGCCCGAGAGAGGTTGCCGTTGACTGTCTTGTGGACCTCATCCACCTGAGAGCGGGAGGCGACGTTTCGGATCGTCGCGCGGTACGTAAGCCAGAGGCCGAATGCGGTGCCCAGCGTCTGGATCAAGATGATGAGGACGTTGTAGACGTTCGGGTTCGTGGCGTCCATTTACGGCCTCGTCACCGTCGGCTGCACCCAATAGATCGTGGCACCATCGTTCGACACGCTGCCCAGCGGGACGCGGAAGTAGTAGGTCCGGTCGGCGGCGACATCGATGGAGAGGCCCGTCTTCGTGAGCGTCTGGAGTGTCGAGCCATGGCTGTGTGTGCTGTGGATCGTCACTGTCCCCGTCGCATCCACGGAGGAGAGAACCACTGAGCAGGAGGTGCCGGTCGGCGCTTGACCCCGCGACTTGAACCCGGTGATCCGCATGCCTGGAGCCAGACCATGGATCTGAATGAGGACTTCCTGCGTGGCCGGTGACGTCTGAACCAGCGTGACACCACCGCCAGGGCCATTCCGCGACGTCGCGACAGTCGTTTGGTCAATCGAGAATTGCCCGAGCGCCGCCGCATCGAACAACGGGAACGAGAGGTTCTCCGCGAGCGCGTCGTCGGCCTTGTTCTCGTTCGTCTTGACCTGGGCATCGAGCTCGACAAGGAGTGCGTTAAGGATCGTGTCCCAGGAACCCGTTGACCCGCCCTCCGTGGGCATCGTCCACCCGTAGTTGACTGTATCTGGCATGGCTTACCCTATGACCGTCGGCAGTCGCATGACTACCGGCGCGGCTGCAAGCTCGGCGCGTTCGCGCCGTACGTTCTCATCACTGATGGCCTTCGCGAATTTCGCTTCCCACACCGGGATGCGCTCGTCGTGCTGCAAGAACGGCTCGGCTTCCTTCAGGGCACCGAAGAGGTAGATCCGGGCCGAGTTGGTCAGTATGTCGTTCGACGGATTGTCGTCCGAGAGGGGGACCAGCTTGTCGTAGTAGGTGATCTCGGCCGTGTAGTCGTCGCCCGGCTCGATGTCGAGCAGGAGCGTGTTGTCCACGACGGCCGCATACTGCGGGATGCCGGTGCCCACCCGACGCAGGCCCGCCAGGGCCACGTCGGTTGTGATGTCAAGCGCGTGCCGGAGCGTAGCGGTGTCGAACCGCACCACCCGGAGCTGACCGCAGTCGTCGGGGAGCGTGACCTCATCCGAGTCGAGCGTCAGCGCGGCGCGTGTGACCTGGGCGCGCAGCTCGGCGCTGATCTCTTCCTCCGCGATGGCAATCATCGTGGGGATGTCGGCCAGGAGCTCCGTGTCGCCGCGGTTGAGCCACCGCGCGACTGTCGCCTTCAGTTCCGTGTAACTGGCGATGTTGAGTGCCATCAGGATGCCACGACCAGGGGTGCCACCGGGGTGTTCTGGGGCGCCTCATCCCGCAGGGCGCGGGCATGGTCTAGGCGGTATTCCCACTCGCCGACATGGGCGATCTCCTGGGAGAGGCCGTGGTCAACGAGGATGGGCAGGTCCAGCTCCTGCCGGACCTTGCGGCAGAAGTATACATCCTCCCCTATGAAAGCGCGAGCCTTCTCATCCCAAGGCATGGCAAACCAGGGTCGGGGGAGGGCCCTGAAGACGTCCAGATCGATCAGGGCACAGCCCATGCCGATGCTGGCGACCTGCTCGACCCCATCGGCGCCCTCCTCGGTAAAGACCCGCTTCGAGGCGTCCTCATCGTCGGCGAAGGTCACCGGCCGCACCGGATACCGGCGGGTGGCGTAGTTGGCGCCGATCACGTAAGTGTCCCGCGCGAGCAGCCGGAGGAGCGCGTTCCGGGGAAACCGCATGTCGCTGTCGAGGAACATGAGGTGGGTGTAATCATGCTCAAGTGCCATGAAGGCGAGCTCTTCACGGCTCTTCGACAAGATGGTGCCCTTGAGCGTGTGCAGCCGGAGCTCGACGTCGTCCCGCGAGAGGCACGTCGCGCACATCAGGTTCGACAGGTCGTAGGCAAATCCGGTCTTCACCTCATCGCCGCAGGGAATGCTCACCGCGACGCGGAACGGCTTCACCGGGCGGTCGAGTTTGATCTCGCTCACAGAGTACCCGGCCGCGTCCTGAAGAAGCGATTCTCCGAATCATTCAGCCAACGCTTGTCGTCCTTCGACAGCTTGTTGCCACGGAAATAGCCCTTCTTCCACAGGTCGAAGAACGTGACCAGGGGGATCGAGGCGACCCGGTGCATGTTGCCCTTCCAGCCAGCGCGCTCGTCCACACTGTTGTATTGGGCGCGGTTCTGCTCCACGAGATCGGTGACGTCCTGCGTCTCCTCGATAGTGTAGCTGCCGGCGTCGTCGTTGTGCCCATGGAAGATCGTCTGGGCCTTCGTGATCGGATCGGATGCGAGAATGCGGCTGTCCATTAGAAGTCCCAGCTCAGAGTCACACCGACCGTAGTCGATGGCCTGTAGGTGAAGGGATCGGCGCCAACGGCGGCACCAGCGCCGACGTTCGGCAGTAGACGCTCGATGAACGAGGGTTTCGTGGCCTGGAGGATGCTCTTCGAGGCATCGCCGTAATCCCGCACGACCTGGCCGAGCTCATTGACGGCTGTCTGGAGCGAGTCGCCCCGAGCCCGCAGGGAGGCGCTCGCGGCCACTTGGGACTCCCATGCCGACTTGTACTCGTCCTTGGCCTCGACGGCCGCCGGCAACGAGTCCTGGGCCGTCGTAGCCGCCGCGAGCCGGCGCTCGGCGTCGGTGGCGCGGACAACGGACCTCCGGGCCTTCGCCTGGGCACTGTCGGCGAGGGCCTTCTGCTCGGTCGCGTACCGGGTCAGGTGCTCGACACGGTACTGCGCCTTTTCGGCTCGGGTGACGGCGGCCTTCAGGTTCGCGCGCGACTCGGCGAGCTGGTTGTTCTGCTGGTAGGAGAAGTAGGCGCCGGCGAGTATTGCGATAACGAGAGCTGCGGTGATCCAACGAAGCATTTACTACATCCTCAGGGTTCCTCCACAGTGAGGGTGAAGCCAGGAGGGGGCGCGGCCGCGCCCCACTCCCTTACTGCTCCCGCCGGCGCCTTAGGCAGCCGCCGTCAGGTCGTAGATACCGAAGTGCGCGGCCTCGTTGTGGATCTTGAGGCCCCACTCCGCACGCACGATGCGACGCTCCGCATCGCCGTCCTTCGCCAGCTTCTCGCTGTGGAAGCCGCGGAGGTAGATGAAGCTGATGAACTCCGGGTCGAGCCCGAAGACGTCGCGAGTCCGCTGGTAGCGGTTCGGGACCACCTTCAGGTTGCCGAATTCCGAGACGTAGACGTCGGCCGAACCGATGATCGTGCCCGGCTTGGCCTGGTTCAGGTTCATCGTCTGCGTCGCGATCCCGTCGAACGTGGACACCTGATGCTTGTTGAAGGCACCAGCCATCAGGATGCTGGGCTCGGCGCCCTCATCCCACGACAGCTCGACCGCACTCTGGAGCATGGCCTCGGTGAACGTCACCGGGGTCGTGGCATCCGTCCGCGCGTCGTCCGGCAGCGTCGTGTAGTCGGGATCTTCCCCGTCGGCCGTCACGAACACCGTGTTCGTCTTCAGCCAGGCCGGCAAGCCAGCCGTCTTCCGAGGATCGGAGCCGACCGCTGCCTGGTTCGCCAGGGCGATCTTCTCGATGTCCCGCTTGAGCTCCTTCGACCGCTTCGACATCTGGTAGGCCATTTCCTTCTTACGGCCGGCCTTGCTCACTGCCTCCAGCGAGCCGGAGACGAGCGCGGTCTTGTCGCTGATCTGCACGTACGTGCCGACCCGCTGGGTGGCCGCGGGCGTCGCGAAGGACGCCACGTTGCCCTCGGGCTGGGCATTCGTCGTGTCGGGATCGGCCAGCGTATCGATCTGCCACTCGTGCAGAAGTGCGTCGGCCTTGCCCCGTCCCGCCAACTGCATCAGCGGGGTCTTCGTGGGGGTGATGTTGTAGATCATGTCCGTCAGGTCTTCCCTCAGACCCTTGGCATCACCCGTCGTGTACGTTCCAGTGGCTTTCGCCATTGTATGGTTTTCCTGTGCCTCAACCCTTACTCAAGGTTGAGCAATTCCTCAAATGCGGCCGCGGCGTCTTCCGTCCGGCCTGTCTTCGCGAGCCTCTGACGCGCCTGTGCTGCCTTGGACACCTCGACCGGCTTGCCCTTCGACGGTCCCGGCGTCGCCGTCTTCACCTTCTCGATGCGCTTCGCAATCACCGGCTTCTTCTCCTGGGCCCGGTCCCACTTCATGGCCTTGTCCAGAATCTTGATGATCCGATGATCCGTGATGCCGCTGATCTCCTCGACCGAGTAGCCCAGATCCTTCACGTAGGCAACCATATCGGCCTTGGCCTTGGAGGCCTTCTCGGTGTCCTTCCACTCGGGAAGTGCCTCGAAGAGCTTCTCCTGCTCGGCCTGGAGGTACTGCTGCCGGGCGACCGTCATGTCCCGCTGGACGGCCTCTTCAGCCCGCTGGCGCTCGGCCTGGATGGCGGCCTGGCGCTCCTTGAACAGCGACCACTGCGCTCGCAGGTTGGCGAATTCGGCGGGACGGTCCTTCTGGACTTGGTCCCAATCCGGTTCCTGCGGTGTCATGTCAGCGATGTGCTGGTCCAACTGAGCCAATCGCTGGGCGTACAACTGGCGCTCGTTCCGCACCGCCTGCGACTCCTGCTCGAAGGCCTTGACCTTCTCGGAGTGCGCCTGCGTCTTGCGGGTGTAGTCCGCGGTCCTTGAATAGCCCTTCAGGGCCTCTTCGAGGGTGACCTGCTGCTCGACACCATCGACCTTGACACGCACAAGCGCGGCCGGGTCGTAGGTCAGCTCGGCGGGTGCCTCGGGGCTCTCTTCGGACTCTTCGTCGGTTTGCGCGGTTTCAGTGCCCTCGTCCTCTTCGGCCGGCTCGGTGCGGGCCTCTTCCTCGGACTCGGGCTCCGACTCGGTGGATTCTTGAGCCGGGGTCGCTTCGGGCTCTGCCTGGTCCTCGTCCTCAAGGGACGAGAGGTAGGACTCGAAGACAGGGGCGGCGGTCTCTACGGTCAGCTCGTCGCTGGTGCCGGAAGACACGTCGTTGGGCTGCATTTTAACTCCTCAGGGTGTGTTGCGCTAGTCCGAGTACCGACGCTGGTCGAGAGCGACCTTGGCGCCAATCCCGGCGTCTTTGACGGCATCGAGAGCGTTCTCGATGTCCGAGAGTGCGCTAGCCTGGGCGTGCAGCTTCTCTCGTTCATGCACATCCTGGCTGGACTGCCAATTGTTGAAGTACGACATCCTCAGGCCGGACAAGACCTGCCGGATGGACGGGTCGGCGGCGAACCTCGCGGCGGCCTCCCCATGGATCACCAGCATCTCCAGATCATGTCTCGACGGTAGCTTCGGCTCTTCCATGCGTCCTCCTCAGACGGTTTCCAGTAAGCGGATGAGGAATTCATCTTCCTCGGCGATCTGCTGCGGGGACACCACCGGCGCCTCCGGCCGGACCTGCGCCATCAGGTGCTGCCAGAGCATCGGGTCGAACGTGACCGGCTCGAAGTGCGGCAGCTCCGGTGTGTCGGGGAGCGGCACGACCTCCACCGCAGGTTGCGGCCGGCGCCGACGGCGGCGCTTCCGCTTCGGCTGCTCGGGCTCTTCCTCCGGCACCACGTAGTACGTGCGCTTCGGCCCCCGCCGGACCTGCCCCCCGTCGGACGGCTGTGGGGTGTGCGGCGGGTACGTGATGATGGGCCGGGTGAAGCAGAGACCACTCGCATCGGAGACCAGGGTCGAGACCGGGGCGCCACTGGCGCTGATCTGATCGACTCCGGTCGAGGTGGCCGTGCCGCTCGCGTCGCTGACCAGCGTCGAGACCGGGGCCCCGGTCCCGGTATGGTCCGCGAGCTGAGTAGCCGTGCCGCTCGCCACACTGACCAGCGTCGAGACCGGGGCGCCCGTTCCTGCGTTCTCGACATGGACTGCCGTACCGCTCGCCACGGACGTGAGCGTGTCCGTGATAGCGGCGGTGCCGGTGCTGGACGTCGGCGGGGGGACCGGCTTGACCGCAATGAGGACGGCGGCGGCACGCGCAGAGGAGCTGACTGTGCCGTCCGTGGTCCCTACGGCGCCTGCGTCCAGCTTCTCGCCCGAGAAGGCCGCGAGGCCGAACCCCCCTGGTCCAGTGCCGGTCAGAGAATCGACCAGCTCGGTGAGGGTCGCCAGATCGGCGTTGGTGAACGTGACGCCCGAGCCGGTCTGGTCGCCCACGAACGAGAGGCCCACCGCGCCAATCACCCGCCCGTTGTTGACCGTCGTGGTCAGGCCGTCGAAAGTGAAGGCCGTGTTGTCGGGGCTGGTGAGGTTGACCGAGACCGCATCCACCGGGTCGCCGGTCGCGATGACGTCCCGCAGGACGATCATCAGGGCCCCGACGGCAGCGCCCGGATCGGGAATGAGCACCGAACGCATGTGGTGGGACGTCGCCCGCGCCCAATAGGGCTTGATGCGAATTGCCGCGGCATTTCCCGCGGTTCCGACCCCGTCCTCGCCCCCGGTGATGGCCGTGAAGACGGACGTGTCGCCGGCGCTGTCCGCGGCCCCCGGCTGCAACGCCGGCACTGTCTGGTTCTTCGTGATGACGAAGAGGAACGCGACGTCATCGGCCTGGATGCTGCTGTCTTCCTCAACGGCGTTGGTCCCCGGCCAGGCTATCTCCCGGTCGCCCGTCGAGAAGAGGGGCCCGCTCGCCGCGACGAACGTGGCACCTTCAAAGGCAACCTGATCCCCGCTGCCGACGGCTACCGAGGTGAGCGTATCGACCGGGGCGCCGCTGCCGCTGAATTTCTGGCTCGCCGTGCCGCTCACGATGGAAACGAGAATGTCAACGACCGCACCCGCGCCCGTCATCGCATCCTCGACGCTGGAGGCGTCCCCATCGGCCACGGAGGTAAGCGTACTGACCGGAGAGCCGGTCCCGATGGCAGATCCCGGCTCCGGGGCGGTATTGGTCGCAGTGCCGTCCGCAACCGAGGTGAGGGTGTCTACCGGGGCGCCGGAAGCCGTATGAGTGTGTGTAGCCGTGCCGGCGGCCACTGACGTGAGCGTATCGACCGGCGCCCCGGTGCCGACGAATTTCTGAACCGCAGTGCCGGCGGCCACCGACGTGAGCGTGTCTACCGGGTCGCCGGAGCCCTCAACCGGAGCCGGAGGCGACGCGGGCCGCAAGGCGCACGTGATGTTCGCAACCGGCGTCGTCTCGGCGGGGGAGGTGACCCAGACCGGGTTAGTCGTCGCCCCGGCAGCCTGTTTCAGGAAGTCCGCGAGACCGAAAGACAGCTCGCCACCTTCCGAAGTGTCGTAGGCCGCACCGCCGGCCCGTAGCGTGAAGCTGTTGGCGGTATGGAGCGCCACCGCAGAGACGCGCGTGGTCGAGACGATGGAGAGTACCCGCGCATCGGCCGTGACCGTCGTGATGCCGGTCGGCTGCCACTGCCCGTTCGCCAGCGTGTCGAAGGTGTGGGTAACGTCCGCGGCGTCGAACGGCGTGAACGGGTCTACGCCACGGTAAATGGCGATCTGGGCCGTCATGCCGCCCGCGGCCGCCCCGGACCAGGCCGTCGGGATCGTGAATTGCGGCGCCGAATCCCCGGCCTGCAAGATTCGGTAGTAGGTGACCGTCCGCAGGTCACGCGCGCCGACCTCGTGCTCGACGGCCGTGCGAAGTGTCAGCCCGGTCGGCGTGGTCGGGTTGGCTCCCGGCGTATCGGTGTTACCGGAGACGACCACCAACATGAAGTCGTCGGGCACGACCGAGTACCCGCCAGGGAATGCCGGCGAGAGCGTCGCCCCGTTGGTGGAACCCGCGACCTGGGCTCCGACCCCCACACAGAAAGGCACCGTGCTTTGCGTCGCAGTACCGGCGGCGACCGAGGTGAGCGAATCCACCGGGGCGCCCGTACCAACAAACTTCTGAATCGCGGTGCCGGCGGCCACCGAGGTGAGCGTATCGACCGGGGCGCCGGAGCCGGTCGCGCCCGCTGGTTCGGACTGCACAGCGATAGCAATCGCGATGCCGGAGTTGACCTTGTTCGCGGTGAACGTGGCATTCAGATCCGCCGTGATGTCGCCCGTCGCGCCGGCCGTCGAGCGCACACCTTCCGCAAAGGCGATGCTCCCGTTCGCGCCGGCTGCATCCTCGGCATAGTGCTCGGTGAATGTGGCCGGGTCGGTAGCCGTCATATCGACCGCAGACGCATTGTCGTTGGAGTAGAGGTACCCCACGACAACCAGGGAGTCGGGATCGAGCGTCGTGATGCCTGGGATGGTCAGGGGATCGGCGTTGCTGCTCGCGGGCGTGCCGACGACCCGCACTTCCAACTCACCGCTCCCGTCGCCGCGGTACACGGCAGCCATCGCGTACATGACCGTGACGTCTTCGTCGGCGGTGACCGTAGGATTGGTCTCCGACGCCGAGGTGAGCAGCTTCTTGAAGAGGGAGATTCGGATGTTCGAGCTCGACAGCGGCTCAGTCGTTGTCCACGTGTGGACTTCCGACCACCCCTGGTCGATGCTGAACGCGACGTCATTGGCATCACGCGACCACGCCAGGAGCAGCCCAAGATCGTCCGCGGCATGGGTGCCCAGCGTGACCTGCACATTGGTATCGACGTCCGCCGCAATCGCGGACGCGCTGACAAATGTCGGGGCCGCCATTTATGCGTAGCCTCCGGCGCCCCCTCGATTTCGAGGGGTGCGCGCGAGAGTCTGCGGGGTCACCGCAGGAGTGGCAGCCATCGGCGGGTCAACCCCGCCGATTACAGCGACAATTCGAGGGTGAAGGCCGTAACAGCGATGTCCGCGCCGGCCTGGAAATCCTTGTTGTCCACCGTGATGTCGGCGCTGTCCGCAGCTTCGCCCACAGTCACGTCCATGACGCGCGTCCCGCCGCTGGTCACGAAGGACGCGAAGGTCGCCGTGCCGGTGGCATCGGCCGAGGTGTCCGTCGTGATGGCGTTGGCAGTGATGACCCGGCTGGACGCCGCGCCGAAGGGCGTGGACGACAGCGGGAGCTCCGCGAGCAGGGTGTTACCCGACAGCGCAGTGTCGGCGTTGGCGGGCTTGGTGCCGGAGTAGAAGCGCAGGAGCGCGCCCGAACCGAGCCGTGTGTTGATGGTATCCAGAAACCCGTTGAGGGTGGCGCTGGAGTACCGGACGTCTGAAGCCATTAGGAGAGATCCTCTTCCTCAACTACCGTTGCTCCCACGAGGCGTCCGCTTCCGTCGCGCTCGATGTTTTTCACGCGCTTTACGCGCGGCTTCACTTCAAACGGGCTCCGCATGGCGCTGGCCCGCGCTTGCTCGATCTGCTCGATGGCCGAAGCCTGCGAGATGCCCGTATCCGCTTCGATCTTTCGCAGCTTGACGATGGTCTCGGCGGCCTGCTTGTCGCGCTGGCGGTCGTCCTCCAGGGCGATCTCGCGCCGCTTGAGCTCCAGCTCGGCCTTGACCTGCATCAGCTTGGTCTGGGCGTCCATCATCTTGAGCTGCTTGTCGTTCTCGGCCTTCATCTGCTCGATCTGGATCTGGGCCTCGGCAAGGACCATCTCCGGTGACTTCGGCGGGGGCTGGTTCTTCTTCGCCTCCGCGAGCTGCTTCATCTGCTCCTCGGTGATCGGGCGGAAGTACCGTGCGCTGTCCTTGAAGCCGCGCATCTCTACGATCTGCGCCAGCGTGTCGCGGATTTCCTTGAGCCCACAGATGGGGTTGTCCTCACCCATCTTCTCAGCGATGCCCATCTGGGCCTCGACCACCCGCTCCAGGGTCGCGATCCGCTCGTCCGTGAGGCCGGCGCCGAGCGCCACGTTGACCGTGACGTCCATGTCGGCATCCCAGGTGCGCGGGTCGATGGTGACCCACTGGTTGCGGAGCCGGACCACCCGAGCGCGGGGCTGGTGTTTCACGAGCAACTTCAGGAGGCCGCGGAACAGCTTCTTCAGGGCGCCTTCGCAGAAGATCCGCACCAGCATCTCCTGCTGCGCCTGGGCGGCCGTAATGGCGGCCTGGACGGCCGACTTCGTGCTCGACTGCATAGCGTCGGCGTCCATGTTCACCGCACCCTTGCTCTGGCCGGTGCGGCGCTCGACTACCTCATCGATGTAACTGAGTACCCCGAAGGCCTCCTTGCCGGTGAAGTGGTGCTCTAGCTCACCGACCGCACCCGGCGACTTGAGCCGGATCGGGGCCCCGATGGCTGTGTTGAGGATGTCGGCCAGGTTGGCCTGCCCCTCGACGTACCACGTCCGCGGGTGGAGCGAGGCCGAGAAGGAATCGAGGCCGGCACGGAGCGAGAAGGACTTGATCTTCTGGATGTCCATGAGCCGGTCAGCCCAGGAGAGCCCGACCAGTTGGTGTGGCTCCGGGTCCGGGCAGTAGACGGCGATGTTCGGCTCATCCCACGGCTCATTCTCGACCGGGTGGTGGGCGGCCCCGATGGTGACAACGCGCCGAAGCTCGGCGAACCCGTCCCCATCGAAGTCCACCCGCACGAACCCCTCGACACAGAGGATCTTGTCGTTGGCCTTGCCCCCGAGCTCCTCATCGTCCATGAGCTCGTTCGGTGTGCGCGCGATGGCTTCCTCGTTGCCGGGCAGGTCGGAATCGTTACTGCCGTGGGCATCGATGATCTTCGCGTCGATCCCCATGGCGAGCAGCTCGCCGCGGGTCTTCCGGGTGCGGTGGCCGAGGAAGATGGCCGAGTCTTCCGCGCGGGTGTCGCGGACGAAGATCAGCTCCTCGGGCGGGATGGCGGCGAACCGCGCGCGGCCGTCCTTGACGGTGCGCTTCAGCTCGACGTCGTGCAGCTTGATCGTTGTCGGCTGCCCATCCGGGCCGGGCGGGCCGGCGGCCTCACCGGACTCCTCGATGCGGGTGAGCTCGACCTCGTCGTCCTGGGCCAGGAGCTCCAGGCCTTCCTGATCGACGTTCTCCAGCTTGTGCGTCGTCGTGGCGGTCGTGTCGTCCCACCACCACTTAAAGGCGCCGATCTTGCGGATCAGGCCGTCCTTCATCACGGAGTGGGTATGCAGGAAGCCGGGGTTGTCGGACTCGAAGACGAAGCGGACGTAGTCGGTCTTCTGCTGCGCGGCATCGACGTCTTCCGCCGAGCGCGGCCGGAATTCGACCGCATGCTCGGGGCCGAAGACCACACGCAACATCGGCGGGAGGACCGCCTGGACGCCGTCACGGACCTCGGTGAGGACGACCTGGGACCGGCCGGACTCTTCGTTGCCGAAGGGGCGGCCCATGTAGAAATCGGTGGCTTCCGCCCGGTCGGCAGAGAGCTCACCGTCAACGTATTGGATGGCCGAGGAAATCAGCTCGTGCATGATGGACCGGAATTCCGAGTCCTTCATGGGCCCCTCGTCGGGGCGCGGGCCTGTATCTGGTACGGGGATGAGCGGCTGGCCGGAATCGGCCGGCGAGTGCAGCTTGTACGCCATCAGAAGTCCATGTCGTCATCCTTTGCTGAAGAGACGGGCGTGTACGCAACCCGAGGGATCGCCCGCGAGCGATCAGACGCGGGGAAGTTAGTTGCCCACAGGCGGATTGTCCAGAATGCCCGCGCGTCGGAGCAGCCGGAGGTATGTGTGCCCGACGTCCGTGGTGCAGCGTTCCCCGGCCTGCCGGACCTTCTCATGGAACAACTTCCTGAGTGACTCCCTGTGCGACTCAGGTGCCGACTCGGCAAGTGCGTCGGCCAGCTCCTCTGCGAGCGAGTGGAGCTCAAAGGTGTGGCAATGGGCCATCTCATGGACGGTCAGCTCGGCCAGGTCGTCGCCCGTCTTGATCTTCTCGGCGTCGAAGTACAGGTCAGCTTCGCGATACTCCGGCTGGGCGATGCAGGCAGCTCGCGAGTCCTCCAGCTTCTCGGCCCCAAGCCGAATCTGCCACCGATCCAGCCCGAGGGGCTCGCGGACGGCCTCGAAGATGGACTGAACGTGCTCGTTGAGGTTCATTCGCGCGGCCGCTTCTTGTGCACCTGCAGGTCGAACCACCACCGCTCCCAGAAGGTGAAGAGCTCGGCCTCGCTGTCGGCTGGGGTGAGGGAGTCGAGCAGGCGGTCGATCTGCGCCACCCGGCGCTGTTCGGCCTCCCACTCGTGCCGGTACAGTTTGACGTCGGGGCCGTCGAAGTAGCTGTCATATTCGGCTGGGCCCTCCGGGTGGTAGCTCACGGGCACCTCCACACGCCGTCGCCGGGGCGGGCACACCCGTGCCGGCGGTTTGGCCGGGCGCAGAGCCATGTAGAGGCAGCCCAGAATGACGGTGGTGAGGAAAATCTCTTCCAAGTGGTCCTCATGTTTCACACTATCCCCTTGATCTCCCGCTTCAGTGGTTCCTTCCAGCTCATCGGCTGGGCGTCGGTGCCGCTCGCGGTGATGGCATCGCCGGCCAGGGTCAGGATGAACGCATCCGCGCGGTTCGGCGACTTCGAGCGGGTCCGCTTCTTCGTGTCACGCTTCGATTCGACCTTGATCTTCGCGTTGTCGGTCGGCTTGTAGGTCGGCCGGACGATCTCCCGCGCCAGGGCCTTGTCCCCGCAGATGTGGCAGTCCCGCTTCTGGAACCACTCACGCGCCTTCCACCACAGCTCGTCACGGAGACGCATGAATTGCTGCTTCATGGCCGCCGACTCAGAAACGTTGATGGCTCGCGCCGGGATGTTGAGCTCCAGCAGCCGGTAGGCCACCCCCAGGCCCATGCCGATGCTGTCCACGTTGACCTCGCTCGGCCGCTGGGAGGGGAGCGTCGTGTCCCATTTCGCTTTCACCCATCCCACTACCCGCATCGGGTCACCGTCGGCCCGGAATTCCTCGGTCGGACAGTCCAGCACGTTCCCGCGGCGCTGGCAGAGGGCGCTCGGGTCGTTCTCGACACCCACGTCGAGCCCCCAGATCGGCCGCACCGGGAGCGGCTTGACGTCCCGCGAGAGTGCGGCCTGCACCAGATCGAACGGGACGACCGTGTCGGCTTCGCCCTTCGGGAATTCGCCCAGGACACGGACACGATAGGCGTCGCTGTCCTCGCCATAGGTGTCCTTCATCTGCTGGACGAAGTCCGGCGCCACGTTGGGGTGGCCCTCGGAGGAGGTGTGGAACCGAGTCCACGAGGCCTCCAGCTCCGGCTTGGTGTGCGTCTCGAAGAAAAGCCCGCTGGTCCGCACCGGGTTGCCGGCGAGGATCATGCAGGCATTGTGGCCCGACATCGAGCCGGCCGCGGACTCGAAGATCGCTTCCGGCACGCCGGATGCCTCGTCCACGATGAGGAGCACCCAATCGCTGTGGACGCCGGCCAGGGCCTCCGGCTTGTCTGCCGAGCTGGTGCGGAAGCTGATGAACGAGGCTTCCGGGTCAGCCATGAGCTCGATGGACTCACTCTTGATCTCGAACAGGCCCCGCACGATGGGCGGCAGCTTGTTGAACCACGTCACCGTCTCCGCATAGAGCGCATCGAAGAGCTGGGAGCTCGTCGGGGCCGTGCAGACCGTCTTCTGCTTGTACCTACAGGCAGCGTGGTGGGTGATTATCCAAGCAAGAGAGGTGGTCTTGCCAGGACCGTGACCACTACGCTTCGTGATGCGCCGGTCGCGCCGGGCGTAAGCCTCCAGCATCTCAAGCTGGTCGTCGTAGGGGTCGGCGCCCAGCACCTCGCGCACGAAGAGAACCGGGTCGTTCTCGTAGCGCGCGAGGAATTCGTCCATCAGCGTCGGCGTGTGTTGCTCAGTCAACTTATCGGTCCATTCCGGTCCCTCCGGGTGATGGGTTTACTGCGCGTCGCAGAGGCTACGGATGTACTGCTGCGACGCCACAATCGCTGGGTCAGCCAGGTAGGCCGCCATACCGGCACCGTCGTTGTATTCCCACTGCTGGAACACCCGCTGAACGGTCGAGGCCGGCGTCCCCGGCACGAGGATGTCGGCGTAGTCGCGGAGCTCCTGGGCACTCATGCGCCAGTTGGCATTCGAGCCGGGGTTCTCACCCACCTGGCCGCTCGTGCCGTCCCCGCCGTTCGTGATGTTGATGCCGAACGACAGGACGATGGGCTGCCCGTTCACGAGCGGCCGGTTGGCAATCTCCTGATCCCGGTAGGCCGTGCAGTCGGCGATGCGACCCTGCTCCGGCACGCCACCGCGGTTGAACAGGTAGATCGAGCTGCACCCCTGGAGGTGCTGGAAGGGGAAGGCGCCGATCTGGATCGTCCGAGCCCGCACCCAGGCCTGGATGTTGGGATAGAGCGAGCGGTGGAAGGCGCTCATCTCATCGATTTCGGCCTCGGTGATGACCCGCCCCCACCGATGCCCCGCCTTGATGTCATCGATGATGTCCGAGTACACGATGGTCCCGTCGTCGGCGCGGCCGTTCAGGTAGGGCGCCAGGCCGGCGTCGAAGTACCGTCGCACCGAAGCCTTCCAGCCGGAGACGATGAACACCCCGTTCGCGTCTTTGCAGTCGGCGTCCCGATAAAGGCGCAGGGCGACCTTCTGGCCGGAATTCGCGAACCCGTCGATGGTGGTGACGCAGTTGGCGGGGTTGAGGCCGCCGATCTGCGCGCCGTTGAAGAAGGTGTAGGGGGCAATGTCGGCTTGCGTGTTCGGGCCGCGCGCCAGGTTGATGATCGGGGCGGTCCCGAATTCCTCGTTGACCGTCACACTCTGGGGTGCGGAGGTGTGCTCCAGCCCGTTCGCGTCGGTGCATTTCAGGGTGACCTGATAGGTGCCGGCGTCGGGGTAGGTGTGGACCGGCGTCAGGTTGTTCGGGGCGGTGCTGGTGGTGCCATCTCCGAACGTCCAGAGGCGTGCCGTAATGGCCGCGTCGCCCGGTGTCGAGGCGTCGGTGAAGCTCACCACGAGGTTCTGGACGCTGAACGTGAAGCCGGCGGTCGGGCCTACGGGATCAGGGTCAGGCGTGACCCCGCCGGCCGCGATGATGGCCTCTACGGCCTCCAGGCGGGTCGAGAGCTCGGCGAAAGCCTGCTCCACGATCCTGCGTGCTTCGTTTTCGTTCCGGCGGTCGTAACGGTTTCCTGCGGGGGGCAGTATGAAGGCCATCGTGCGGTCGTATCCCTGGGCGTCACCTCCTGTGCTAGGGTCGGCGTGAGGCTGCCGTGGACTGCGACCGCCGCGGACGGCGTGAGGGGAGTATACCGCCGCCCGCGCGGCGCGGCAAGGTTTCTGTAAGTCGTTGATTTGTAATTTTTTCGGGGGGTGTGGTCTCGGGGGAGGAACCAGGCCCGCGCTCCACCCGGCGCCGGGTATCCCCGAGGAGGGGGGGTCAATTCGGC